GCGTTGAATGGGTTTACGACGCTGTTAAAGATACATGGCGTGAAGAGAAACTCGATAACATGAAGAAAGCGATGCATAAAATGACTATGGATCAGCTTGAAGAGAACAAGTTTGCTATCTATGAGAACTTCTTAAGCTCTCTAGCATTAAATTCGAAGAAATATAAATAATTCTAAATTCCACTACGGGAGAACAAAATGACAGATCAAGTAGAAAACAATGAAGTAGATGTGGCAGAGGAAACTCTCGCAGCTTCTTCTCTTCATCCTGCAGCTCGTCCAGCTGGCGCTGACCCAAAGTCAAAGATTGAGTATATCACTCACGCTATTGGCGCGATGCATGCTATGAAAAAGGACGACCTTACAAAGTGGTTCCATCAAGCTATGGATCTCATCGGTAAGGAAGCTTCTCATCTTCCAGCTGGCGCTAACGAAAAGGGCAATGAAGCTTCGATTCGTATGAAGCCATCTTATGCAGCTGGCAAGAAAGGCGCTTCTGCTAACATGCCAATGCCAAAATTGTCTGTTAAAGAAGACGTTGAAGAAATGTTTGCTGGTTCTGATCTGTCTGAAGAATTCAAAGACAAGGCTTCAACATTGTTTGAGGCAGCTGTTCAAGCCCGTATTATCACTGAGTCAGCTCGTCTTGAAGAAGAATTTGAAGCAAAGCTCACAGAAGCTGTTGCCGAAATCAACGAAGAACTCGCATCAAAGGTTGATGCATATCTCGATTATGTTGTTGAGAATTGGATGGAAGAGAATGCCGTCGCTATTGAATCAACACTACGTAACGAAGTTATGGAAGAGTTTATGGAAGGTCTTAAGGGTCTGTTCGCAGAGCACTATATTGACGTTCCACAAGAAAAGGTTGACGTGATCGAGTCGCTTGCTACTAAGGTTGAAGAACTTGAAGCAGCTCTTGACGAACAAATCACAGAGTCAGCTACTCTTAAATCAGCCATTGTTGAAGTAGAAAAGAAAGAAGTATTTGAGTCTTTCCTTTCGGATCTTGCTCTCACACAGCAAGAAAAGTTCAAAGCACTCGCTGAAGGCGTGGACTTTGATGGTGATTTAGAAGTTTACTCAAAGAAACTTGCTGTAATCAAAGAAAACTATTTTACAACAGAAAAGAAAGCTCCAGTTGAAACAAACATCACTGAAGAAACTTTTGAAGTTGAGCCATCAACAACTGTTGTAAGTAATGATCCATTAGTGAATCGTTACGCAGCTGCTATTACAAGATCGTTGAAAAAGTAATTGTAATAAATAATTAACAATACCCAGTATAGAAAGGGAGACAAAAATGTATCTAGCTGAGGAAATCCAAAAGAAATGGGCACCGATTCTCGATCATGAGGCACTCGGTTCCATTAAAGACGCGACTCGTCGCTCAACAACTGCAGTAGTTCTCGAGAACACAGAACGTGCTCTCCGCGAATCAGCTGCTCATGGTTCATATCAAACTCTGACAGAAACAGGTTTGGAGCCAATGGCACTTAACGCTATGGGTGGTTCTTCATCCACAGCTGGCGCTGGCGGTATCGACACATTCGATCCCGTGTTGATCTCACTCGTTCGTCGTGCAATGCCTAACCTCATTGCTTATGACATCTGCGGCGTGCAGCCAATGACAGGTCCTACAGGCTTGATCTTCGCAATGCGCAGCAAGTACAACAACCAAGGTAACGGCACTTCAAATACATCTTTCGGTGGCAACAACACCAACGAAACATTCTATAACGAAGTGAACACAGCTTTCTCAACAATCGCTGCTAACGTTACAACAAACTCAGTTGGTATCGGTCAGACAAACAACTCTGTGACTGCTACATTCACTGGCACAATTCCAGGCGCTACAAATACTTCACCTTTGACAGCTGTTACACAGTATGACACTGGTACAGGTATGGCAACGGCTACAGCCGAAGCTTTGGGCGCTACCTATTATGCTAACGGCGCTGCTGGTCCTGGCGACTTCGCTCAGATGGCTTTCTCAATCGAGAAGGTTACAGTGACTGCTAAGACACGCGCTCTCAAGGCAGAATACACCATGGAATTGGCACAAGACTTGAAAGCAATTCACGGTCTTGACGCCGAGACAGAATTGGCTAACATCTTGTCAGCTGAAATTCTCGCCGAAATCAACCGCGAAGTTGTTCGTACAATCAACATCACTGCCGTTCCTGGCGCTCAAGACAACGTCACAACAGCTGGCGTGTTCGATCTTGACACTGATTCCAATGGTCGTTGGTCAGTTGAAAAGTTCAAAGGTCTTATGTTCCAGCTCGAGCGCGAAGCGAACCAAATCGCTAAGCAAACCCGTAGAGGGAAAGGCAATATTCTGATCTGCTCTTCAGATGTTGCATCCGCTCTTCAAATGGCTGGCGTTCTCGACTATACACCTGCTCTCAACAGCAACAACTTGCAAGTTGACGATACAGGCAACACCTTCGCTGGTGTGTTGAATGGTCGCCTCCGTGTTTACATCGACCCATATGCAGTCGGTGGTAACTACCTCACAGTTGGCTACAAAGGCTCTTCTGCTTTTGACGCTGGCTTGTTCTACTGCCCATACGTTCCTCTCCAGATGGTTCGTGCAGTCGACCAACAGTCCTTCCAGCCAAAAATCGGCTTTAAGACTCGTTATGGTATGGTTGCTAACCCATTTGCTGAAGGCACAAACACTGGCTATGGCGAGTTGGTATTGAACACCAACAAGTACTATCGTCGTGTTATCGTCAATAACTTGATGTAAGATTATAAGATCCGAGATAATCGGACTCGACTTAATGGGGGGCTTCGGCTCCCCATTTTTTATGCTTGACTTTTCTGCAAAATGCAGTATAATCAGTTATGTCGGCATGATAATAAATAACAGTAACAATGGAGAAACAAATGACTGCTATTGACGACACTCCGATTAATCGTAACTTTCTGAGTCCATTAAACTTTCAGTTCTCAATTAAGAGAGCTCCCAATGTTAACTTCTTTTTACAAAGGGTTAACATCCCTTCATTACGTTTGCCAGCTGTAGAAATTCCAACTCAGTTTGTTCCTATTCCTACTCAGGTTACTCACATTGAATACGGGGAGTTTTCTATCACATTTAAGGTTGATGAAGACTTTCAGAACTATCTAGAAATTCACAACTGGATGAGATCATTAGGTTTTCCACAAAGTTATAGCGAACGCGCAGCTATCGATGCTATTCCTGGATATACAGGATATGGAGACGTTTCTGACATTTCAATCATTGCTCTTAATTCTGCTAAGAATCCAAACTTCGAAATAACATTTACAGATGCATTCCCTACTTACCTTGGAGATGTTGTTTTTGATTCAACACTTGACGATGTTCAGTATATTACCTGTGATGCCACCTTCAAATATACTTTGTATGAATTGAATTCAATTACTTGACTTTTCTATAGAATCGTAGTATAGTATATGTTGTTATTGTGGAGATACTATGAAGTTAGAAGCTATCTACGAAGAGTGGAAGAAAGATTCAGAAATAGATAAAACAGAGCTCGGGGATGAGTCAATCAAAATCCCTAAGCTTCATCACAAATACTTTCAGGTCTACTCTTCAGAAAAGTTACTGCTAAAGAAATATGAAGCGGAGATGCGTCAGTTGAAGCTGGCGAAGTACGAATTTTATACTATGGGTCCAAACGAAGATACGCCTAAAGATTGGACATTACCGCCACGCGGAATGATACTTAAAGGAGATATACCTATGTATCTCGAGGGAGACAAAGAAATTATTGAAATGTCTCTTAAGATTGGATTACAGCAAGAGAAGGTAGAACTGCTCGAGTCAATTATTAAAAGTCTAAGTAATCGTGGATTTCAGATTAAAGCGGCAATTGATTGGTTTAAGTTCACTATGGGAGCATAATGGATATTATAGGCATCGAGAAAATCGATGAAACGTACAATAAGATAATCGCTGATCCTTCCATTATTATGGAGATGAGCGAACATTTCACGTTTGATGTTCCAGGCGCTAAGTTTATGCCCGCCTACAGAAACAAGTTTTGGGATGGTAAGATACGCTTACTCAATCCTATGACTTGCACCATATATGCTGGACTCAATAAGTATATTGAAGAATTTGCTGAGAAACGTGGATATGAGATTGAATATAAGTCAGACTTTTCTGCTGAAGAGTTTTCTCTCAAAGAAGCAAACGAATTTATCAGCAGTTTAAATATTCCCAGCAAATTTGAGCGTAGAGATTATCAAGACAGCGCATTTACATATGCTGTTCGTAATAGACGCGCTCTTATGTTATCACCAACTGCATCAGGCAAATCGTATATAATTTACTTACTTGTGAGGTACTATGAAGAATATCTTAGGGACAATAACTTCCGCGCTCTTATTATTGTGCCAACTACTTCTTTGGTGCATCAGCTTGCCACTGATTTTATTGACTATGGTTATAGTGATTCCAGCAACATTCATAGAGTATTTGCAGGACAAGATAAGAAAACAGATCATCCTATTGTCATATCGACATGGCAATCGATTTACAAACTGGACAAAAAGTATTTTGACTCGTTTAGCGTTGTAATCGGCGATGAAGCGCATCTTTTCAAAGCAAAATCTCTTACTAGCATTATGTCTAAGCTTTCTAACTGTCGGTATCGTTTTGGGTTTACTGGAACTCTCGACGATACTCAAACTCATAGACTTGTTCTGGAAGGTCTCTTTGGGTCTGTTAGAAAAGTCATTAGCACAGCTGAATTGATTGAACAAAAATATCTAGCACAGTTCCTTATCAAATGTATTGTTCTTAGATATTCAGATACCGATCGTCAGCTTGTTACAAAAATGGATTATCAAGCTGAAATGGATTGGCTTGTTCGTAACGAATCTCGAAATCGTTTCATAAAGAACTTGACTTTATCGTTAAAAGGTAATACACTATTATTATTTCAATACGTTGAAAAGCATGGCAAAGTATTATATGAAATGCTTAAAGACGAAGGTATACCTGTTCATTTTGTTCATGGAGGAGTTGATGGCGAAGATCGTGAAGAAATACGTAGAATCGTGGAGCAGTCACCATCCAGTATTATCGTCGCTTCTTACGGGACTTTTTCTACAGGAGTTAACATTCGTAATTTGCATAACATTATATTTGCTAGTCCTTCAAAATCTAAAATAAGAAACTTACAGTCTATTGGTCGTGGCTTACGTAAGTCAGAAAGCAAAGATACTGCAACACTTTATGATATTAGTGATGATTTAGTTTGGAAGTCAAAAAAGAATTTTACCATCCAGCATTTTGCTGAGCGTGTGAGAATATACAATGAAGAGAAATTTGATTACAAGATTTACAAAGTTAATTTAAAGGTATAATGATGGATAAACCAAAAAGAAAAGTGCATTACGTAAATAATAAAGATCTTTACGCTGCGATGGTTACGTATAAAGAAAAGATGAAAAAGGCACAAGACGAGGGGCGAACACTACCAAAAGTTCCTGATTATGTTGGTATGTGTTTTCTAAAGATTTGCAACAAGTTAGCAACAAAACCAAACTTTGCAGGTTACTCTTATCGAGATGAAATGATTGCTGATGGTATAGAGAATTGCGTATCAGCTGCTCATTCCTTTGATCCATCCAAGTCGAACAATCCTTTTGCTTACTTTACTCAGATTGCTTGGAATGCTTTTATCAGAAGAATTGCTAAAGAGAAGAAACAGTCATATATTAAGCATAAGAATTTCATTCATAGCAATCTGATGGATGGTCTTAATGAAGAAGTTAATATGACAGGAACTCCTATCCACAACGAATACTCTGATGAGATCATAAAAAACTTTGAAGAGAAGTTGACTAAAGTGGCAAAAAAGGGTAAGATAGGTCTTGAAAAATTCGTAGAGGATGACATTGAAGATAGCTCTGATAACTGATACACACTGGGGCGTGCGTAATGATCACGTCGCCTTTCTTGATAATAGCAAAAAGTTCCTAGATGAACTTTTCTTTCCTTATTTGGCAGAAAATGAAATTAGTCATATTACTCATCTTGGCGACATCGTTGATCGGCGTAAGTATATTAACTTTAACACTGCTTTACGTCTTAGAGAAGATTTTCTCGATCCCTTGCTTAAACGAAACATCAGTCTTCATATCATTGCTGGTAATCATGACACTTACTTTAAAAACACTAATCGGGTTAATGCACTCCACGAGCTTATCGAGGGAAAGTATTCAAACGTCACAACCTTCATTGAACCAACAGTCGTCCAATTAGGCGACTTAGATATTCTCTACTTACCATGGATATGCGATGAAAACAGAAAACAAACTATGGAACTCATTCGAAATGCGAGCGCTCAGATTGCGATGGGTCATCTTGAGCTCGCTGGCTTTGAAATGTATCGTGGATCTATGGTCAGCCATGGAGATAATGTTCGTGACTTTGAGAAATTTGATATGGTTATGTCTGGTCATTATCATCATCGTTCCTCCGATGGGCATATATTTTATTTGGGTAGTCATGCTGAATTTACTTGGTCTGACTACGACGATCAAAAAGGGTTCCACATCTTCGACACCCAAACAAGACAGTTGACTTTTATCAAAAATCCATATAGAATGTTCAATAAGGTTTGGTACAATGATGCCGAATCGAATCCTGAAGATATTGATGTAAAAGAATATACAGGTCAGTTTCTAAAAGTTATTGTTACATCTAAGAACGACCCGTATCGTTTTGATCGATTCATTGATCAACTTCAAAAAGTTGCGCTTGATATTCAGATCGTTGAAGACCATCTGAATATGAATATGGAAGATGATACTGATATTGTAAAAGAAGCAGAGTCAACTATTGATATCTTCAAACATCATATCGAACAAATAAACATTCAGAACTTGGATAAAGTTCGCTTACAAAAGACAATCGTTGAATTATATCAGGAAGCACTGACAATAGAATGATTTTATTTAAGAAGTTGCGTTGGAAGAATTTCCTATCAACTGGAAATATCTTTACAGAAATAGATCTTAACAACCATAACACTACACTTATTGTCGGCGAAAATGGAGCTGGTAAATCAACTATGCTCGATGCGCTGACATTTGCGTTGTTCGGTAAACCATTCCGCAGTATTAAGAAAGGTCAATTGATCAACACTATTACTCAAAAAGGTATGGTTGTAGAAGTCGAATTTGATATTGGTGTCAACAGATATAAGATTGTTCGTGGTCTTAAACCAACATTGTTTGAAGTTTATCAGAACGATGAGTTGATAAATCAATCAGCTGAGATGCGCGATTATCAAGAACATCTTGAACGTAACATTCTTAAGTTGAACCTGAAGTCATTCTGTCAGGTTGTTGTTCTTGGTTCTGCATCGTTTGTTCCATTTATGCAGTTGTCTGCTTCTCAGCGTAGAGAAGTTATTGAAGACTTGCTTGACCTTCAAATTTTTACAACAATGAATAGTTTGTTGAAAGATAAAGTTGCGAACAACAACGAAGTTTTAGATCAAATTGCCAATGATCAGAAAGTTGTTACTGAAAAGATTAAGTTGGTCAAAGAACATCTATTAGAAAAGCAGAACAACAACGAAAAGATCGTTGCTGAAAAAGTAAATGTTATTGAAGACACAAAAGATAAGATTGACGCTATGGCTGTAAAGCTTACTGATGTAATGAATCAGGCGATGGAGCTGAATAAGAAAACAGTCAAGAAAGATGAAGTAACAAAGCTTATACAGAAGATGACAAAGTACCGTCATCAGATCGAAGCAAAGGTTGCTCTTATCAATCAGGATGTCGAGTTCTTCAAGAATCACGATCATTGTCCAACTTGCACTCAGGTTATAGATGAAGATCTAAAGACGCAAAAGTTAGAACATAAAGAAACAGAACTCAACGAGATCAATAATAATTTAGAACTGTTGACTAAGAAATTTGATGAAGCGCAAACAGAGCTTGATGAGATTATGCAGCACAGTGCAACTATTTCTCAGTTGACTCTAGAAAAGGTGCAGATCGAAAGTCAGATCAGTTCTCTTAACAAATATGTAAAGCAACTTGAACGTGAGATCAATCACATCAATCAACTTCAAGAAGCAGATGAAGATAGTAAGATGGAAGATCTTGAAGCGGAGATGGCTGTTGTTGCTGAACGATATAATGAAGCAATGGATGAGAAGTTAATCTATACCGCAGCTTCTATGTTACTGAAAGATGGTGGTATCAAGTCAAGGATTATTAAGCAGTATGTTCCAGTTATTAACAAGCTTATCAGTAAGTATCTCAGCGCTATGGATTTCTTTGTACAGTTTGAACTTGATGAAGAGTTCAATGAAACAATAAAGTCAAGGTTCAGAGACGAATTCAGCTACGCCTCATTCTCCGAAGGCGAGAAAATGCGAATCAATCTTGCTATACTATTTACATGGCGTAGTGTTGCTAAACTTCGTAATTCTGTTAGCACTAATCTCCTCATTATGGACGAAGTGATGGATAGTTCTCTTGATGCTAATGGCACAGAGGAGTTTTTAAAGATACTACATAACTTGACGCAAGACACAAACACTTTCATCATCTCTCATAAAACTGATCAGTTGTATGATAAGTTTGCGAATGTGATTCGTTTCGAAAAGAAGCAGAACTTCTCTAAGGTGGCATAATGTTTGAAACATTGGTTGTTGATAATGTTGTAGATATCGAAGTGCAAAGATATCTAAAAGATAACATTATGAAAACTGCACATTGGAAGTTTCTTAATGATGTAAGCGGAAAAGAAATGCAAACATATCCATCGCATGGTTTCGTTCATCTTATGAAACATCCTGAAATGGATAGCCCAGCTGGTTTATATCCACTGATGCAAAATCTTATGCCAGCGATGGAAAAAGCTATTGGCATACCAGTCAACGATCAAACAAACTATCACAATCGTATCTTTTTACAGTTACCATTAGCAGAACAATATAGAAAAGAACACAACGCTATTCACGTTGATCTTCCAGCTGATAAGCCACACATTGCTTGCATCTATTATGTTAATGGTAGCGATGGTGATACTATCATCTATGAAAACACTATTGGTGGCGATACAACTAATCTAGTAGAGCATAAAAGAGTTTCGCCGAAACGCGGACGTATGGTATTCTTTGATGGCTCACGTTATCATTGCTCTTCTCAACCAATCGTAAATTACCGTTGTATAATTAACTTCGACATTCTAAAGGATTGATAATGGAACTCGTAAAAGCTGATGACCCTATTTTAAAAACAAAATGCGAAAACTTCGATTTTCAAGATCCGCAGGTTGATCCAATTCAACTAGCTCAAGAGATGGTTAAGTTTGTTTATGATAACAATGGCGTAGGAGTTACAGCCAATCAGTTAGGATTACCTCTTCGAGTATTCGCGATGCGTGCATTCCCAGAAAACTTTGTTTGTTTTAATCCGAAAATCGTTCAAGCATCTGAACAAGAAGTTGTTCTCGAAGAAACTAGCCTTACTCATAAAGGTCTTATTGTTAAAGTAAAAAGACCGCAGCATGTTCGAGTTCGATTTACTCTTCCGAATGGTGAAACTAGAACAGATACTTTTACTGGATTATCTGCAAGAATCTTTCAACATTGCCTTGACTTTTTGGATGGAAAAGAGTATTATAATAGAGCAAATGCATACCACAAAGAACAAGCTTTCAAACGTTGGAAAAAAGATGAACATATTCTACGTTGACCATGACCCAGTCGTAGCTGCTCAATCTCTTGTCGATAAACATGTCGTTAAGATGATTCTCGAGTCAGCTCAACTATTATCTACAGCGCATCGTTATCTCGATGGCGTTGAAGTTGTTGGCACCAGTAAAACTGGTCGTAAAGCTAAACGCTGGGTTCTTAATGACTCTCGCGAAGATGTTTTATATTCAGCAACACATATCAATCATCCGTCAGCTGTTTGGTGTCGCGAGTCAGTAGAAAACTATAACTGGCTGGTTGAGCACTTCTTTGCTCTCGGTGACGAATACACATATCGTTACGGTAAAACACATAAATGTTTTCAAGGCGATCTTGCGTATATGTTACAGTCTCCTCCAAATTCTCTTAAAGTATATGAATGGACTGAGATGCCATCTGCTATGGCTGACGAATATAAAATCAGCAACGATCCATTAGAAAACTATAGGAATTATTATATACTTGGAAAATCAAGAATGCATAGTTGGAAAAACAGACAACCTCCGGAGTGGATAAATGGGTAAACATACTTTAACAATGTCAGACGTTCTCGCAATTCAGAACGTACAGAAAAAATTGCACGGACAAGCAAAAGAAATGGGATGGCACGATACGCCACGTGAGATTGGCACATTGATTGCTCTTTGCCATTCAGAATTATCAGAGGCGCTCGAGGGTGCGCGAAAGGATTTGATGGATGACCACTTACCTACAAGGAAAATGCTTGAAGTGGAGCTTGCGGATACTATTATTCGAATACTTGATATTGCTGGCTTACTGGATTTGGACGTGGCAGGTGCAATAGCAGCAAAGCATGAGTATAATGCTTCTCGCGCTGATCATCAAAAGAGTAACCGAGAAGCAACAGGTGGAAAGAAATTTTAAATTGTGATCTATTTCGTAATGTTGTTCGTATATATAACTGAACGCGAACATTGGAGGTCAATATGGTAAGAGTATTAGTTAAACAGAAACTTGATGCAGAACACACGCTAGGCACATTTATCACATGCGCTGATTATGCTGATGAAATTATTACAGAAGATTGTGATCTTTATGCTCTAGATCCTCTTGATCCAACAAAAATGGATGAAGAGAATATTATTTTTAAGTTTCGCAAAAATGTTTTCACTCATGATGAACGTCGCCTTTGTTATGAAGGATTACGTCCAGCAGCAACTGAATCACAGAATCGTGGTTTAGCTGCAGGTCCACGTGGTGATCAACTTGGTCAAGAAGGACGTGGTAATCGCGACTGGGTTACTGCTGAACAAGAAGATCTTTTATCTTTCCTTGCTCGTCCATTAAATTCACTTGACGATGGTACATCAATCGAATCGATTCAAGAATATCATAAGACAAACAAGAAAGAAGAAACACGTGGTCGTGTTTGGTTGCGGTCAGAAGTAACTAAAGTATATCCTGAGTATCATGGCTGGTTTGATAAATGGCTCGTAGATGTAAAGAAGTTGTCTCGTGAACAACAGCTTGAAGAAGCATTGAAAATGTCAGATATGATTTCTGAGACAAATTATGCTCAGTCTGTTATGTCTGGTATCGCAGGATATTATGATCGTTATCCACGTATTCCTTTCGGTCGTGCAACTTCTTACACTGAAAAGAATCTAGAAGCTTTCGCCAAGTCATATCCTTTCTTGCGTAAGCTCAATTCACAGTTTAAGAAATTGTTGCCTGTTCGTTGGGGTAGACAGCGTAAAGAAGCTGATAAGCTCGATCCGCGTTTCTTGATTGATGAAACAGTATTCACTACACTCACTGTCAATCATAACTGGCGTACAGCTTGTCATCGAGATGCTGGTGACTTGCATGAAGGTTTCTCTAACATCTGCGCCTTGGGTAAAGGATGGCAAGGCGGCGAGTTTATTCTCCCTGAGTTCCGCATTGCTGTTAAATTGCAGTCAGGCGATATGTTACTTGTTAACAACCATGGTGGTATTCATGGTAATGACGCTCTTGTCGGTGATGATAATGATCGTATGACTATCGTTGCTTACTTCCGCGAAAAGATGCTTGATCTCAAGTCTTGGGATTATGAAAATCTTCGTAAGCAATATATTGAAGAGCGTCGTCAAAATAAAGATCATAAGTACTATCGCCCGCTGTGGAATGGTGTTTCGCCTAGTATGTGGGAAGAACAAGAGTGGTATGATTACATGAAGAAACACAATATGGAAGATCCATATGCTGAACACAAAGATGCATCTCTTGAGGATTTGTTTGCATGATTGATTATGAAATCGCTATTCCTTCCTATAAGCGACCTGAAACTATTAAAAAGAAAACTCTGAAAGTTCTTGAGAGTTATAACATTGACCCTAATAAGATCACTGTTTTTGTAGCCAATGAAGAAGAGTATGATGCTTATTCTAAGTCATTGGCTACAACACCTATAAAGCGTATTGTGATAGGTGTTCCAACTATTGGAGCACAGCGTAATTTCATTGAGAAGTTTTATCCTGAAGGTACACGTCTTATGATGTTTGATGATGACATCGAAGAAGTGCAGAAAAAAATCTCTGAACAAAAGCTCGGAAGGGTTGACAATTTGGAGGAAGAGGTTATACTAAAAGGATTCAGTGAATGTGAAAAAGTTGGAGCGAAGACATTTGGTATCTACGCTGCTTCTAATGCATACTTTATGAAAGATCGTATCTACACTGAATTGTGTTATATCATTGCTTCAATGTTTGGTGTTATTGTAGAACACAGTGATGATCTTGCTCGTGTTACAAACCATGGTGAAGACTACGAATATTCTATTCGCCAGTATATTAAAAATGGTGCTGTTGTTCGTTTAGATAATTACACTGTTAAGTCTAACTATTACAAAGAAGATGGTGGTCTTCAAACAATTCGCACCAAAGAATATGTTCATGAATCTATCAAGAAAATTGCAGAAATGTATCCTGATTTCTGCACAATGTATATTCGTGAAACAACTGGTATGGCTGAATTGCGTTTAAAAGATACCAGATATGATGGAGCGACTTTAGAAGATTTATTTTGAGGAAAAGATTATGCCAATGCCTGAAGATTATTATGTTGATAACAAAGAAATTGACTATAAATATGCAGAAGGACAGATTATTGCTGACTTCAAAGCCTATATAGATCAGACATACTCTCAGCACTATAAGACCGATGATAACAAGATAGAATGTTTCGATGCGTGGATTGCTCTCGGTGACTCGATGCCTACCTTCCGTAACACAGCTCTCAAATATCTTTGGCGATATGGTAAAAAGGGTGGCAGCAATAAAGCTGACTTAATGAAAACATTGCATTACGTTTTAATGTGTTTGTACGTAGATCATTATCTTAAGAAAGGTGATTAAAGAATGGAAATAAAAATTGACATGGAAAAGTTGCGTGAACGTGGTTTGTTCGTAGCAACTCCAATGTATGGCGGTCAGTGCGCTGGTATGTTTGCTAAGTCATGCGCTGACTTATCTGCTATTTGTACTCAGTATGGTATTCCTTTACAGTTTTACTTTTTGTTTAATGAGTCTTTGATTACGCGTGCTCGCAATTATTGCTGCGATGAGTTTTATCGCGCTTCTGCGCAACATATGATGTTCATCGATTCGGACATCGGTTTCAATCCACAAGACGTTATTGCTCTAATGGCTCTTCAAGCGAATGAACCAGAGAAGTATGAGATCATCGGTGGTCCATATCCTAAGAAGTGCATCAGCTGGGAAAAAATTAAGCTTGCAGTTGATAAGGGTATTGCTGACGAAGATCCAAACGTGCTTGAGAAGTTCGTTGGTGACTATGTGTTTAATCCTAAAGGTGGTCAACAGTCAATTCGTATTGATGAGCCAGTTGAAGTTCTTGAAATTGGTACAGGATTTATGATGATCACTAAAGATGCATTCACAAAGTTCAACGAAAAATATCCTGAATATCTGTATCGTCCTGACCATGTTCGTACAGAACATTTTGATGGTAGCCGTAAGATTATGATGTACTTCCAAGCAGAGGTTGATCCTAAGTCAGAACGCTATCTTTCAGAAGATTATTGGTTCTGTCAGAAAGCTCAGGAAGCAGGTATCCGTACTTGGTTCTGCCCATGGATGAAGTTGCAACATGTTGGCAGCTATATCTTTGGTGGTTCATTAGCAGATCTTGCGACAATTGGTGCAGCAGCAACAGCTGATCCAGGTTCGCTTGGTGGTAAGAAAAAGAAGAAGTGAGGTAATATAGTATGATGATTCAATTGACACACCCAGAACCAAATTATGAATTGTGGGTGGATGCTATGGATATTGTTGTGATGGAACGATACACTAAACCAAAGTCTATCATCATCACAGTGAATGACGAACGACCAAATGTTACGGCATTGGTTCTAAAATCAGGCAAGATTATGTCTTGTATGGAAACTCCATCTGAAATTATGGCAATTGTGAAAGGACAAATTTAATGAAACTCGAAGCAAAAACATTGGCAGTTCTCAAGAACTATGCGCTGATCAATCCATCAATTCTTTTCAAGGAAGGTGATGTTATCTCAACAATCTCACCATCTAAGTCAATTCTCGCAAAGGCAAAGGTTCCAAATACTTTTAGCCGTCGCTGCGCAGTTTATGAATTGACAAAGCTTCTTGGTGGTATTTCTATCGCTGAAGATCCAGAAATTTCTTTTGATACTGGTTCAGTTATTATCAAGGATAAGCGTAGCGTTCAGAAGATTCCTTATACTCCAGAGGAATCAATCAAAACTCCTCCAGAAAAGAATATCGTTCTTGGTTCAACAGCTGTTACTCTTTCTGTAACTGATGCTGATATTAAGAATGTTATTAAGGCAGCTGGTAACTATGGATTGCCTGAGATTGCTTTCGTTGGTGATGGTGAAACATTAGCATTCCAAGCAGTTGATGCTAAAAATCCTAACAGCTCATCATACAGCATTCCTGTCGGTACAACGGATAAGTCTTTCCGTGTTATCTTCAAGGTAGAAAACATTTTGAAGTTGATGGCTGGTGATTATCAAGTTGTTATTTGCGCCAAGCCTCTGGTTGCTCACTTCAAGAATGATGATATTGAGTATTGGGTAGCAGTGGAAACAACGTCAAATTTTGATTGACATTTTACTTTGGGAGAGGTATAGTAATACTTCTCCCACTTTTTTATATTATGGAGTATGTGATGAGAAATGCTAGAATTCCAAGAGATGTTGTAGTCCAAACTATTTTTGGAGAAGAAATTAGGCAGCAAAAATGTCGTATTTGCAAAATCGAAAAACCAATTTTCGAATTTTACTGCAAAAGTGATAGTTATGAAGCCAGAGAAGATTGTAAAAAATGCTGGAAAATGTTTAATGGTAATTTTAAATCTTCAAAATCTTTTTCAGAATACATCCGTAAATACGGAGAAAAGTGATGCAAGAATTTCTTTGGGTTGAAAAATATCGTCCTAAGACTATTGAAGATACAATTTTACCAGCTGATCTAAAAACAACTTTTCAACAGTTTGTTGATCAGCAAAACATTCCTAATCTTATTCTATCTGGTACAGCTGGTGTTGGTAAAACAACAGTAGCTCGTGCTATGTTAGAACAACTTGGTTGTGACTATATCGTAATTAACGGAAGTATGAATGGCAACATCGATACTCTGCGTAATGAAATTCTAAACTTCGCCTCCACTATCTCTTTCACTGGAGGTCGAAAGTATGTTATCCTCGATGAGGCAGATTATCTTAACGCAAACTCAACACAACCAGCTCTTAGAAACTTTATGGAAGAATTCAGCGCTAATTGCGGATTCATCCTAACATGTAACTTTAAGAATAGGATTATCGAACCACTCCATTCGCGTTGTTCGGTTGTAGATTTTAAGATCAGCAAAAAAGATATGAGCAAGCTTGCTGCTGAGTTCTTCAAGCGTGTTCAAACAATCCTTTCAACTGAGAATGTAGAATATGACAAAGCAGTTGTAGCTGAAGTCATCAAGAAACATTTTCCAGATTGGCGACGTGTTCTGAACGAACTGCAGCGTTATGCAGCCACAGGTAAAATTGATAGCGGTATCTTATCTAACATTCAAGAAACTTCTTTGAAAGAGCTTATTGTTTTGATCAAGGATAAGAACTTCACAGCTGTTCGTAAGTGGGTTGCTGAAACATCTGAAAACACAGATGATGTTTTTCGTAAGCTCTATGATATTTGCGCTGAATACTTCACTTCAGCTTATATTCCAGCGTTAGTTCTAACTATCGCAAAGTATCAGTATCAGGCTGCATTTGCTGCAGATCATGAAGTGAATTTGGCTGCTTGTTTGGCAGAGATTATGATCGAGTGCGAGTTCAAATGACCCCATTCGATTATACCAACGCCATCACACAGAACAAGAAGCAACTGATCGTAGACGAGGCGACAGAGAAAGCATACAGTCCATTTATGACTAACAGAGGGCTATCTTACTTTGTGGATTGCCTTTTGCATGCCAATGAGATGAATATCAACCCACATCTAGATAAAAAACTTCAATTCGACTATCTAATAAATAGTATACGTTCCGCGAAGCGATACGCTAAGTGGGGCAAACGGAAAGAGGATAAAGATCTAGAATTGGTTCGTGAGTACTATGGTTACAACCACCGAAGAGCCAAAGAAGCTCTATCTATTCTTTCTTCCGAACAGATCGAAATGATAAGAAGAAAATTAGAAAAAGGTGGATAGAATGACTACAGTAGATTCGCTCATTGAAGTGAAAATAGCCGAAGAAGAAGATTTTTTGAAGATAAAAGAAACTCTCACACGTATCGGCGTTGCTTCTCGTAAAGACCAAAAGTTGTATCAATCTTGCCATATCCTACATAAGCAGGGCAAGTATTACATCGTTCATTTCAAAGAGCTGTTTGCTCTTGACGGTAAGCCATCAGATTTCACAGCTGAAGACAAAGGTCGTCGTAACACGATCATTCAGTTGCTTGAGGAATGGGGTCTTGTAAAAGTTGTTGAAGCAGATATCATCAAAGATCCAAAAGCTCCAATGTCACAAGTGAAGATTATTCCTCACAAGGACAAAGCAAATTGGACACTTGAAGCTAAGTATAACATTGGTAGAAAGAAAAAGTAGATGTTCAAAATCTTTAAGATGAAGCCGAAAACTACGGCAGATGTGAAAATTGAACAAGTAATAAAATTATTGTTTCCTCCTCTGGAACTTCACGTCGATAAAGAAGGAAACAAGTTCCATATCGATCATTCGGTCGATTCTAATCTAGAAGCTGCACTAATGGATCTTGAGGAAGGGCATAATGATATTGCCAGCCAAAAGACAATTCGTAGTGTATCTGATCAATTGATTAAGGTTCGTAAACTGCTAGAGGCGTATCAAGAAATCGACGCCGAAGCAAAATACTTTATCGCAGAAGATCCAGAGGATAAAATAAATGTTGAAAAAATACAAGCTTCAGATAGCTTCAATTGATAAGTTTATCGATTCACTTGAAGAGATGATCGATGCACGTGATGATATGTGGGATGAAGAAAAGTATTCCAACTATCGTGAAATGTGGAAGATAAAAAACGAAAGATATTTACCAGCCAAAGAAGCGCTGAAAGAAGCTCTCCATGATTTCGTTGTTGAAGTCATGGAAGAGGAAGAAGCTGAGCAATAAAAAGTTATTGTTAAGCCGAAAATAGTTATTGACATTTTTGTGTTTGGAAGTATAATATAAGCCTAACTTGGAAAGGAAGCCAGAATGTTAGAGCTTAGCTATATTTTCAAAAGTTTTCAAGAGCTTGACAATATCAACGACAAAATCGCCTATTTGCAAAGCTTAGAAAAGCTTAACCATAATTTTGACTTCAATATTGCCAACCTAGTAAGCGCATGGGAAAAGCTTGGCAATAAGGAAGAAACAGAAGATCAACCTCAGCAATAATAATTCAGGTCTTGGCAATAAAAAAAGTATTGCCAAGACCATTTTTCTAGTTGACATTATTGCAAATGGTAGTATACTATATGGGTAAGATTGAAAGGGAACTAAAATGACCAGTTACGAAATTACCTTAGCAATAATCCCATTCATAGCATTTTTCATTATAATAGCTATTGGGTTTGGTTTCGCTCATTATTTCGATGTGAAAGGTCAGTAATATGATGGAATTCAATAACTTCGAAGCTTCCCACGACGCACTCCAAATGAAATATCAAATTTACGGTGACTACGGTCTCGATTCGCAGAATCTTCTCGAAGAGTTCAAATTTATCGAAACGGCTCGTGGTTGGTTCAAGAAGTATACTCTTCGTGATATCGGTGGCTATTCCAACATATCGTTGGTGACTGCTTCTGGTGAAGTTCTTAATTGTGTTGAGGAGCTGATGCTATGATCTGGGTTGCATATAACCACAATGGTCGTGAGATTTGCCGTAATGTTGACTTCGGTAATTTGATGGAAGAGGTTATGTTCTACGAAGAACAAACTGGTAATAAGTGTTCAATAGCTCAAGTTGAGGTTTGATATGAATAAGCCAAGGTATATGGATTGCGTTAATGTTGCGCAAGAAATTCGTAACATTTTGCTAAATGCGAAAGAGTTTGGCTATTCAAAGTCAGACTTAGAAATTGAGATTGAAGAACTTGCAGATAAGATAGATGATGATCACTGCGAGTATATGACTCAGCTTTATGTTAAAGAAGAGGTTTGATATGATTATCGATGAGTATGACTTTGAGAAAACAGCTCAAGCTGTCTTTATTATGAATCCTTCGGCTCAAGAGCTCTATAGCGATTGGCAAGAACTACGCTCTTTCATGGTTTCGATGGCGTATCGTAATGGTGACAAAACAACATCTTTCAGTACTGGTGGGTTTCAGCTGACCTTCTTTAAAGCCAGTGACGGAGAAACTTGCTGTCGTGCTTCGGTCTGTGGTTCAGTAGCTTTGCAATATGCTGAGAAACATTGGGATTTTGCAAAGAGATTGAAAAAAGAATTGGAGTTGTTTGACGCATGAACAAGAGACAACTTACACTCAAGAACATGATTGACGCTGGTATCATTCCTACAGTGATTGATTCAACGTCAATTTGGAAAGAAAATGAAGACGACATCCCCTTTCACTGGGGCGATATCGAAGTTCTTGGATATGGTAAAACATTCCGTGAAGGCAATAAAGACGGAGATGTTATTGATGTTCATCGTCAATACACTGGACCTAATAAGATCAATCTTGAAGGTACTGGCGAGATGACTATGGGAATGTGGAGCAAACGATGACAATGCATCTCTGCCCAGCATTTGTTACAACAACAAAAACCAATTCTAAAGGTAAGAAGCTTAACCGTAAGCAGCTTATTGCAAAGGCAGAGCATCAGAAGTTTATCGAAAAGTATACAAAAGGTCAAAAAGCCGACAAGAAACTACTTGACCAACAGTTCAAAACCGAGTATACTAATAGTATGAAAGTTGATAGATCGGCTTTCGGTAAGACAGGTATGGTTCGTGGTGTTTTCGCGCCACCGAAAGAAAAAGTATATACAGGCGATAAGTTGATTGGTATCGCTACCATGCATAAGTCTAACTCAGTTCCAGTCTTCAAGAAAGAGGACGCTGCTGAAATTGCGAGTATGAGACGATGAAGAATTATTATATTCAGGCGCAAGACACTTCTGGTAACTGGCGCACATATCATGTTACGCCAGCTGGACCTAATATGCAGAGAGTTTTGTCGGAGATGAAGTCGCTCAAGCAGCGCTATCCCGACTATCGAGTTCGTACCATTGATGATGATGGGCGAGTGGTGGATATTCTTTGAATATCTTAATTTTGTTAAAATGGAGAAATATGAATGACTAAGACTGAACAACTTTTGAAGGCATTTTCTAAGGGTGAAGAGCTTACCGCAAAGCAAATTGCTACACGTTATGGCGTTAAGAATGCACATAACATGGTTTATCAATTGCGTAACGAAGGTCATGCAATTTACCTGAACAAGCGCACAAATTCAAAGGGTGAAGTCACTCATAAGTATCGTCTTGGTACACCTACGCGCGCAATGCGTAAGGCAGCTAAGGCTAAGTAATCCTGTGAGAGGCGGGATTAAGTTTCCGCCTCTCTCATTGACGGAGATTAGCGCAGTCTGGTAGCGCATCTGCTTTGGGAGCAGAGGGTCGTAAGTTCGAATCTTACATCTCCGACCATTATATAAAGAGTAAATAAATATGCGTAAGTTGGTTATGATTTCTTTTGTTATGATTGGACTGACTGGTTGTGCTGAACGCGAACAAGTAGTGTTTGGTGATGTTCCTTTGCCACCAGAGCGTCCATATCATTTGGAAACTGTATGTGTGACAAAAGCTTTTCGTAACTATGAACACCAACTTAGATACGAAACAGTTTGTGGTCCAAAGAGATAAAGTTTATTTCCCGATAGCTCAGTTGGTAGAGCAAGCGACTGTTAATCGCTTTGTCCTAGGTTCGAGTCCTAGTCGGGGAGCCAATTATGTTGGTAACCAATTAACTGGGAAAGGTGCGTCGCCGCTGCCAGTTTAATTAGTAAGGCGAATACGGTTGCACTGGGTGGGGGTGTAACAAGAGATTAAGCTCGGACGGAGAAAATAGTCTGAGTTAGCCCACCCCAAATTGGTTGGTCGCAATAAATAGACCCGCGAGGAGCCATGGTCAGCTCCTCACTTAATTTCTTGTGAGGTTTATGATGGAAAAGTATTTAAAGCTTTGGGCAACACCGATTGCGATCTTTCAACATCCTGATTTCGAAAGAATCAATGCAGAGCTTTTATCTTATCCTGAGTTGCGCGGTATGAATTTTATGAACAAGAAAGATGCTTGGGATCTTGTTGATGAAATTCCTGCTATGAAAACACTTTATGATTGGAAATTAGAGTGTGCAGCAAAGTATGCGACTGATTGTTTTGGTGTTGACTATAAACCAGAATACTTCTTTCATACGCATGGTTCTATAAACTTTCGTGGTCATGGTGAAGAAGCTCCTCTTCACACTCATAGATTGACAACTATTGTGACGACATATTATATTGATGTTCATGATAATTGCGGCGATCTTCGTATTATTGATCCACGTAGTACTCTTGGTTGGATAAGTCTAGACAAAAAAGGATATAATCAATTCACCTATACTCCAAAAAATGGTGAGATGATTATGTTCCCTGGATGGGTTACTCATGCAGTACTACATAATAAGACAGACAAAGAAAGAGTAGCATTGACTTCTAATATGCGATTGGTTCGTGAAATAGAGGAAAATGTTTATTAAGAGTTTCGCTGGTTTAGCTCAGCAGGTAGAGCAGTTGATTTGTAATCATCAGGTCGCGAGTTCGATTCTTGCAACCAGCACCATCGGGAGTGTTTGGATGGAAACACCATACAGTAATCAGAGGTCATGCTCTGACTCCCGCCCAGTTTCGATGAGCAGCGTAGTTTGCACGGCTAGAAACACTGAGGTGTTCTAGCGAGGTCGGGAGAGATTGAATGGTCTCGTAACCTTGGTAACCCGAACGCTGAAAAGGATAGCGCTGTCCGTCCTCATCGATTATTAAGAAAGTTAGTCATGACAGATTATTTGTTGAATGATTTTAATCCAAATGATGAGACATTTAAGTCAGCATTTTGGGATTGGTTTGATAATCTTTCAAAAACAGAAAAGAAAAAGTTCTGGGACTTCTCAGTTGACATGGCTATGATTTACTTCTACAATAAAATTTACCGACACAATAAATGACTTTAAATTTGAAAGTAGCAATTATAACTGGCGCCACATCTTTGATGGCTGAAGAGACTTGCAAAAGGCTAGTCGGCTGGGATATTCATTTATGTAGCCGCAGTTATAATGGAGTTGATGTTACTGATTCAGAAAGCATTAAAGAGTTTCTTTCATCAGTCAATAGAGTTGATGCTCTTATCAATATCGCTGGCGGTAAAAATGGAATCAGCAAGAATAAGTTTCTTGACATGACGCCAGACGAATTCAATAAGATTATGGATGTCAACTTCAACAGCGTTGTTAATATGACACGCGCATGCATACCCAAAATGCAAAATGGCGGATCAATCATTAGTATTGTTTCGGCAGCAGCTTATACTGGGTTGCCTCGAATGTCAGCTTATTCTGCTGCCAAAGCTGCTGTTCTTGCCTTTACAAAAACAATAGCACAGGAATATGCCGAACAAAATATCCGCGCAAACTGTATTCTGCCTGGATACACTTTATCTAAACACGCTAAAGAAACACCGATAAACAAACTGACTTCGCTAGGTCCAACAAAGCCAGCCGATGTTGCTGATATGATCGAATTCTTACTATCGAATAAAGCATCCCATATAACTGGATCTTGTTTTGATATATCTGGCGGCGTAGCTCTCCATTAGAATAAATACTCCAGAGAAACTACTCTTTGGAGTTATTATGCGGATAGCTTTGTTTCAAAATCATCCTGAATGCAGTCGTCAATGCTGCAATGGAATGGTCAAAGCTTTAACTCCCCACTACGATGTTCGCATATTCGGTATTCATGATAGGTTAGAAGATGTTCTTGACAAATGTGATATTGTGGCTTTTCCTGGCGGCATCGGTGATGTTAGCACTTATGATAACTTTTTTCGTCGTAAATCTGCTAACAGAATTGCTGATTTCGTTGCTGGTGGTGGGAAATATCTTGGGATTTGTATGGGTGCTTATTGGGCTGGTCCACTTTATTTTGATATACTTCAAGATGTTACAGTAGAACAATACATCAAAAGACCAACAGCCGATATAAAAAGACCTTACGGAACTGTCGCTAAAGTTACATGGAAAGATCAAAAAGAGTTTATGTTCTTTTATGATGGCGGAGTTATGGTTGGCGATGAGTCGCAGTTCAAAACCATTTCTCGATACAAAAATGGTGAGCCGATGGCGATTATTCAGGGCAACGTTGGTATAATCGGTTGTCACCCCGAAAGCGAATCATACTGGTACAACGATCCATATCAGTATATCAGCCAATATTGGCACCAAGGCAAACATCATAAACTGTTATTAGAATTTGTGAATGAATTAGTTGAAAGATGAAATATGCCCGTTCAGTATTTTTTTCCAGTTGCAACATACTGGTCAATGATTGATAATGAAGCAGCCAAAAAAGAAGCTTATGACGTTTATCTAGATTTGAAAGCAAAAAAAGCTTTTAAGAAAAACGAAGCTTGGCAATCTCACAAACTATCAGATACTACATTCAAACAAAATGTTATAACGGAATATAACATGACGAATTTCAATGACGAAATTCATAAACATTTGACTTATTATTTGAATGAAATTCAAGCGAGATTTGATAGAGCAGTAGATTATAGTATAGCATCCTGCTGGTTAACAACTACCTCAAAGGGTGAATACGCTCATATTCATACGCACAAAGCTGATATATCGGGCGTATATTATATCAAAACAAATCAAAAAGATGGAAAGTTTTTCTTTACTAATCCAAACACGCCTGCGCTGATGAATTGGTATGCGGATAATGATAAAACTATAGAGTATACACCAGAAGAAGGAAAATTGTTATTGTTCCCTTCTTGGTTAGCTCATGGCGTTTGGACAAATACAACTAACAATGAAAGAGTTAGTATGTCTTTTGATATTATATTTAAGAGATAATTACTCAGTCATCGTCCGTTCGGTATTCTGAACATAAAGATCCATGGAGTGATAGTCAATCCCATCAAACAACTTCCCCTTCTTCCACGAATGCCAGTGGGCTCTCATCTGGTCTTTTATCTTTTGCCACGTAGTTAATTTTCTAACATAGCCATAGTAGTTGATATAATTCAACTCGCCATGATGAATAAAACCAATGGCTGTTGGCGGTACGTGTGTCACCATATCCAAACAATTTACATAACGATGATGTTCGATATTCATAGCATGAACGAACAAACGATCGCCTAAACGTGGGCTGCCATAAGTGTAAAGAATAGGCTCACCCAAACCATTCCATTTGATCTCTTGAGCCATGTAAGTTGCCATGGCAGCGCCGAGTGAATGACCCGTAACATAGATCTTACGGTTTGGGTGAGCTTTAATATAGTCGAATACCATATCGTAGAGCTTGCGAGCTTCTTTACGGAATCCAGCATGAACAAATCCTGGACCATTACGTTTTGGTATTGTGTCTAAATCTGCGAGTAAATCATTAAGTTGAGTCGGCTGAGTGCCACGGAAGGTAATGACTAATTCATCATCATTACATACAACATGCCCTTCGGCTTCTTCTTTTTCTAGAAATTCGTAGTCGTCTTCAAATCCATATTGTTTGAAGATAGCGCTGGAGTCGTCTTTATATGCGTCTCTAGCAAATTGGGCAAATATGTATGCGAGATGCTTTTGATCTAAATTCTGTAGAGCCATTGTTGTT